AAGCATCAACGATACTGGAAACGTCTCGCTCGTACCTGTCAGAGATAATGCGCCGAAAGAAGATCCCCACCATTGACCGTTGCCTGGTCTGGGCCAACCGTCTTTACACAAAGGTCGGGGTCAAGGTCACGGTCACGGTAACACCCGATAGGAAAATCTACTACAGCGTTCGGCATGGAAAGAACAGCAGCGTGGATGGATGCATTCGCCCAATAAACAAGCGAAAAATAGTACCACCCAACAAAAGATAACGACGAGAATCATCTCGTCCATTACAGTCAAAAGCCAGCGGGGGCTGATCTCCCCGTCTTGATGGCTCCTGACTGGACTCATCGGTACAATCCGGTGAGTCCTTTCATGGCCATCCAAAAATCAGGAGCAATGAATGTGGATAACAAACGCGAAGGAAGCCTCAGTAAAAGAGACGGCAGTGGCTCTTGGGTTTACGATGATGACCCCACGGTCCATCTCCCCATGCCCATCCTGTGGAGTAGAGGCCAGGGGCACAAGCGACAAGAAGCGCGGGCCTGTGGGCTTCAGCGCAGCCCAGGACTCGTGGAAGTGCCACGCATGCAGCGCATCTGGTGACGTTGTTGACTTCGTGTCGATCCACTCCTACGGTTCGCACTACAGGGACCTTGGAGTAAACGAGAAGATTGTAGTTCGGAACTGGTTCGCACGGCACGGATACTGCAAGCCCATCTACTCAGACCGCCCAACCGGGGTACCAACGCAGATAGAGGAGAAAAAGCGGTCACTGAATCGGCCAGCAGATGTTCTCGCATCCCGGCCACCCATCGACGAGCTTAAGGAGTTGTGGGGCAAAACAAAGACCCTCGAAGAAGCACTTCAAGACAAGGCTGGATGGAGCGACCCACTCGTTGATTGGCTGTTCGAGAGGAAGTTCTCACCCGCGCTTCTGGACCGCAGCAAATGCGTTCGCATTCTGGCAAACCCACTGGAGCACAGGTACCCGAAGTGGTGGCCCCACAAGTGGGCATCAGCGTACAGGGTGGCTGCGCCAGTGTTCGAGCCAGACGGAACCTTTGCGAGCATTCACTGCAGGGACATTACGGAATCCAAACAGTTTAAGGACGGGGCTCCTGTACGCAGGCCAATACCAAAGACCCGATGGCCTATGGGCTATGAGGCTGGCGGGTTGCTGATGGCCAACGGCAAGGCAATAAAAATAATGAGAGGCGATCCCGACCAAAAACTTATCGGGCTGCTTGTCTGCGAGGGCATCACAGACTTCATGAGAGCATGCTCAAGCGCCTTAGAAGAAGACATATCGGTCGCAATCGTTGGGGGAACCTCGGGATCATTCAAGGCTCTCTCCAAGATGTCGATCCCAAAAGACCTGAAGATATTTGTAGCCACAGACCCAGACAAACAAGGAGACGACTACGCAGCACAAATCTGCGAGCAACTCCCAGGGCACATCCTGTTTCGCGTACCAATCGGAGAATAGAAGAATGGCAGACTTGGACAGCACCCTTCGTGACGGAGCAACAACACTATTAGCAATCCTGACTGAGTCATCAGCAGCAGGACATTGCATCCAAGACCTTAAGGGCAAGCTTAAGGCAGAGTACGGACACCCGATCGTCCAGCCCCCTCCGCCAGAGGGTGGAGAGAAGACACCAAAGCCAGAGCCAGCGAAGGTAAAGAAGGGAAGAAATAGGTACCCACCGAAAGAACCAGAACTCGATGGGAACCAACTCGACGATAAGGTGGTCCCATATCTCGACCAGCGGGTCGATAAGCAGGGCATGCCGACTGGAGTCCCCAAGAAGACCATCAACAATCTGTACATCATCCTAAGACGTGACCGCAGATTGCGTGGCCGCATATGGCTGAACGAGTTTACAGGCACCTTGATGTTGGACAAGCGTCCATACAGGGACACCGATGACACCCGCATCGTCCTGCTCGTAAGCCGGGCCTATGACCTTCAGTATTCTGAGCAGGCTCTAAGCACGATGACCAGGCTGATTGGCGAAGAACATGGACGGAACCCGCTCACGGAAAGCCTCAATGCTATCGTCTGGGATGGCACGAACAGAACCTACAACTGGCTCGTGGAGGCCACCGGGTGTGATGACATAGAGGTCAACCGGCAAATGGGAGAGAAGTGGCTCATACAGGCAGTGGCCAGAGCCTTTGAACCAGGCTGTAAGGCAGACTGTATTCTGATCCTGACCGGGCCACAGGGAGCAGGTAAGAGCACCATGTTCAGCACCTTGGCAACCCGAGAGTATTTCTCAGACACCCCGATTGATATTGGGTCGGCCAACTCATACACTCAGATTTCTCGAGTATGGATATATGAAGTCGCGGAGCTTGACTCGATTAGGCGCTCGAAGAACTCAGCCATTAAAGCGTTCTTCTCGGCCCAAGAGGACAACTTCCGGCCAGCATACGGTCGCCACGCAATCACCCAAAAGCGTCATGTTGTGTTTGCTGGGACAACCAACAGCAAGCAGTTCATCAACGATGACACAGGCTCTCGACGCTATTGGCCAGTGAAGACAAAGAAGATCAACTTGAAGTGGGTGAAGGCAAACAGAGACCAGCTATGGGCCGAGGCTGTGGAGATGTATAATGCAGGAGATACCTGGTTTCTTGACAACGCTATGGAGGCCAAGAGGACCGAAGAAAGCATGGAGTACAGTCAAGAAGACCCATGGCTTGAACCAATACGGTCTTGGCTGCAGGTGAACTACAACGAGGTAACCGCCCAGACAGTGCTTGAAGATGCGCTGAAGGTGGACCGCTCGAGGCTGACGAGGCGAGATGAGATGAGGGTGTCTGCGATACTTCAAGACCTTGGATTGTCCAAGGTGAGGACGAGGTCAAAGGGCGAGAGGCGATACGTGTGGGTCAAGCCACACTTCTTGGACACGAGCAACAAAAAGAAGGAGGCATAATGAGTGAGCAAACATACGTGACCGGTGGTGGGATATTTCTTCCACCAGGGCATTCGCAAATCGAGGCAGTCTCTAAACGTCTCCGACTCAGAAACCCAGACTTCACGGCTGCGATGGCCATGCTCAAGAAGGGAAAGCGAATACCGGTTCCAAACGAGCATGTGAATGGTGCCAGAGAGATACCACCAGACCACCCATGGGGCGGCGGCTTGATGGTTCCACGGATGGCTGGGCTTGGCTTAGACTACGGAAAACACGTTGACCGACGGACGAACCCCAAAGCAGAGCCAGTCAATGTCATTAAGGGCTACTCCTTGCGCGACTACCAGACATCTGCGCTCAGCCAGTGGCTGTACCGCCACGATGGAGAGGGAGTCATTGTAGCCCCATGCGGGGCCGGTAAAACAGCTATCGGTATCAGCGCGACATGCCTGCTCGACACCAAGGCCCTGGTTCTGGTTCACACAAACGACCTTGCTGCACAGTGGGTGAACAGGGTCAAGGGCATGATGAACCTGGAAGCAACCCAGTACGGCGGCGGGAAAAAGGATGCCAGTGGTCGAATCGTTGTGGCTACGTTCCAGACTCTGGAGCGGATGCGCTTCACCGAGCGCTACGAGTTCGGCAAGCAGTTTGGCTTGGTTATAGCCGACGAGTGTCACCATATTCCAGCGGCAACCTTCTCTATGGTGATGTTTGCGATGCCAGCAAAGTACCGCTTAGGTCTAACCGCAACGCCCACAAGAGAGGATGGCCTGACCGATATGCTGTGGTGGCACATCGGAGAGAACGTCTATGAGATAACGAATCAACAGTTGTCCGATTCCGGCCACGTCATCATGCCGAAGATCGAGTGGTTCTATACCGGCTGGGAGGGCCCACCAAGAAGGGTGGAGTGGTCCAAGCTGATAACTGAGATGACTGAAGACCAAGACCGGAACAGCAAAATCATCACCAGGGTGATCGATGCGTGCTCTAAGGGCAGGCAGGTGCTTGTTCTTTCAGACCGGGTAGAACACTGTATGAGCCTATCCGAGGCAATCTCATCTCACGGAATCGTGTCCAGCCCGCTGGTGGGAAAGATGACCAAAAAACAAAGAGCAGGTATACTTGAAAAAGCAAACCAGAAAGAGATCCAAGTTGTTTGTGCGACAACGGTTGCGGATGAGGGCCTGGACCTACCGACTCTTGATACAATCGTCCTCACTACTCCGACAAAAGCTCTCGGAAGAATCCAACAAAGAATCGGACGAATCATGCGTCCACACGCAGACAAGCAACAACCCATCGTCATCGACTGCATCGACAGCATCGGAGCAATGCAAGGCTTGGCCAGAAAGCGGCAAAGACTATATTCGCAGATCGGTTGTGTTTGAAATGCTTACCGTAATAAACAGGCTGCCAGACGGGTGGTCCATTTCCGACGAAGATGGGCGCTGGAACATCTACGACACCGATGACTCATTGGTATGTTCGGCCAAAGATGCCGACCAACTACACCGAGTTCTCAGCATAGAGTTCGACTTGGCGCACCAATACGCAGCGTCAATCCTTATCGTTCAGGCCACCGAGCCAGCAGAAGCCTAACGCTTCTTTGTTTTAGCCTTAGCCTTGGCCTTGGCCTTCGG